ACATTTCCACCAGGACCAGGGTCCCTGATTCATACACATTTCCAGGGGTCATTCCTGCTTCCAACAGTCTGTCCAGGACTTTGTGTCCAAATCTTACAGGGTCCCCAGTGGTCACCGGGTAGGCTGGTAAAACCTTTGCATGGTCCACACCCACAGCAATGGCTGAAGCGCAAATCCGCCCCAGCTGTGCTTTGTTTGGTTGTGAACCCCATACACTGACAAAGTCCAAACAGGTGGCCAGTGAACTGGGGACCTGGATTTCATGTTCACCTAGTTTCTTCAAATTGATTTTATTCATGTTGTACCCCATGAAGTTAGATTATGAAAGTGCAATCACACCACCATAACAGGTGAAGTTCAGGGTGAAGTTGGAAGGGTCGCCTTCACTGAAGTCCAGTGAACAGACACATTTCCCCAGGGTCACGATATGGTCATTTGTATCACCAAAGTCTGTTCCTTCTGCTGTGTATCGGATGTCCACACAGTAGTGTTCTACAAATGGGGTTCCAGATGTTCCTGTGGAAATATTTCCAGCATAAGCCCCGGACTGATTGATGAAGTCACGGACACTTCCCAAATCAGCGCTGGTGAACTCTCTGAAGTTGAAACTGAATGAACCTGTGATGGCGCTTTCATCCTGCTTTCTCACAGAACTGAACACACCCCTGTCCATCGTCACCAGTTCTGTAAACTGCTGGGGCTGGCTGAATGTAAAGTTTCCATCTTCAAAAGCGACTTCTAACACAACAGGACTTCCTGTTCCGTCGAGTAGCTCTATCTTTCCGTCTCTTTTTGTCTTTGGTATAAGTGAATAGGCCATAATGTCCTTCCTGTGTGTAGTTAAATAGTGTGTAAGGCTTGAAAGTCTATGGTGATTATACAGTATTCCTGGCTGTCTGTCACTTCCCTGGTGGATGATAAATACCTGATTGTGAAGTCATTGGTTCCAGTGTAGGCTTCCAGGACTTTATTGATGACAGACACTTCAGCATCCAGGGCCAAATCATAATCAGTGGGGTAGATGTCCAGGGGTCGAAGTCTGAAGGCAAAGGTGACCTGAACCGGGGTATTTAAATAGACACCTATGGTTCTTCTTTGTCTTTCATCCATAGCCACACTGGAAGACAGACCCACAGTGAAACCCCGGTGGGCCATCGTGTTCTGTGTCCTTCCAAAGTAGTCAGGGCTGTGTGTGGATTCCTGGAAACCTGACAGTTCTGACACCTTGCTGGCTATGGCACCCCGAAGGGTTGACAGGTTCATCTTTTCATCCTTCTGAAGTTTCCATGTCTTCCAGGCTGGGACAGATAAATCACGGGCTGTTTCGCCTGGCGCTGGTTTGGTGTTTCAGACTGACCTGAATGTGAATAGTCATATACAAAATTGATGGTCTTCCATTCATGTGTGTACTGTCTGAAATGTTCACTGGCTAGGTCTAAATATCTACCATTTGACTGTCCCAGTGAACTGTGGAAGTCTCTGAAAATATAATACAGTGTTAGGTTCTGATGGGCAGCCCTGAAGGATTCAGCAGACATCACCAGGTATTCCAGGCCACCACCTTCTGTCCTCATTCTTTGTATCATGGTGAACCAGGCTTCATCAATATAGGACTGATATGATGACATAGAACTGGGGCGAAGGTCAGCTAACTGGCTATAAACAGCAGTCAAATCCCCATCTGAAACCACTGGATACAGTCTTCTTAATACTACAGCGGCCGACCTTCTAAAGTTAAACACACCACCCGGGAAGGTCAATTCCCATTCCTGGACATAACCTTCCCCCAGCTGAAGGTCTGATGTCAGGATACTAGGGGCATGAATATATTCAGCAATGTTTCCAGGTGAAGTTCCTGTGGCACTGTCCACCAATTTTTCCCCTGAAGGCTTCAGAAGGGTGTACTTCACTAGACTGGGACCCACCAATGAACCATCACGATAAACAGGAAGCTGGGATGTCTGTGACTTCCCCCTTTCCAGTAGTTCAGGGACTTTTATCTGTGGTGCATATGGTGTAGAAGAAGACATTTTATTCCCTTAAATCATTATAGATTTCCAGGCCCCTGGTTTCAAACTCTTTTTTGAAGGCCTTCATGGCTTTCAGTTTATCATTGATTTCATCAATCTTGGCCTTCACTTCAGGCAAGTGTTGTGTATTAATCAATTTCTGTGGGATTTTACTTTCCCGGTGGATGATTAATTCCCAAAAGTGTGGTTCAGGGCTTCCTAGGATGTTGGACTGTAGAAGGTCCACACACCACATTCTGAAGGCTTCCACATCCATCTTTTCAATCAGATGTCCAGCCACTACTTTCACATTCTGCCACTTAGGAACATGGTATCTTCCACCCCGGACTGGATATACATGCATATAATCAAACCGCTGGGGGTCCAGGTATACCCATCCCTTTTGTTGAAGGCTTCCAATTCTACTTCCTGGGTTTCCGACTTCCCCTGAAACCTGTCTGATTCCATTGACACCTGGGACCACTCTTTCCATTCTGATTGATGGAACAAAAAATCCCTTCTTCACTGTGGTGGTCTTTGCCTTTTCACCCTTTCCAGTTGTCTTCTTTACATCCATGTAAAAAAATTCCCAGTTCGATGGGTGCCATTTATAGAAAAATGGATGGTTTGGTCTGGCTGGAAGGACTGCTGTCTGTGGTTTTTCCAGTGGTGTCCAATTCTGTGGTTTTATGTTCATGTTGTACCCTGTTTTAAGTTGATAAATGAAGGGCCAGGAATACACCCAGCCCCCCTTCTGAATGGTTACTGTCTAAGTTAGATAGCACCTTTGAAAGCTACACCACGGTTATCATCAATGATAGACATTCCCAGGTAGCAGTGTCCCACAATACGGGTCAAGGCTTTGTCTGCTTCACGGTCCATTTCAATGAGTACTTCACCCATGTCCATGGTCTGAACAGCACCTGGAAGGGCTGAAGGCATACCATTTGCATATCCAAGGGCACCAGGGGCAAAGAAAGCACCGATATGGTCTACACCATCATTGGTGACATGTGAAGAAGTATAGATGTCAACACCTAAAAATGAACCTTTGTAGTGTGAACCTTTGGCACTGATTGCTTCATATGAAGGTTGGACAAATTGAAGAATACCTGTGGTCTGTGCCAAGATACTGTCCTGAATGTCTGCGAATTGCTTAGGGTGCAACAAAGCCACATATGGACCAGGCGCCCCTACACCTGAAGCAGCAGATTCCAAAGCCTGAACAGCGTCAATGAAATGGGCTACAGTATTGGCAAAACCTGACTGACCCATGATGGTACTGAAACTTGCAACAGTAGCACCAGTGAGGTCAGCAAACAATTTGTCATAACTGTTACTGATTGATTCAGCGATACGGAAAGGGTCAATCCCATTCACAGCACCAGCCAATTCAGTCATACCACCAAGGTCAGACAAAGCATAAGCCAGGGCCTGGCGCTTCACCACGATGTCCACACCACCATCAGAAATGGTAGAATCTGAAACTGGATTGGCTTCAGTACCACCTGTGAAGGCTGTGAAGTCACCATCATCCAGGCCAGCTTTACGGACACGAATAGTATCAGAACCTGTTCCATTGATACTTCCACAGTAGTCGATGAATGGGGTGTTTCGTAGGTTAGTAGAGTCTTTCAACAGGATTCTGATTTCCTGTGAAATGATTTTATCGAGTCGAAGGTCCTGATTTTGGACCATGCTATTAAATGTAGTAGCCATTTTAAATACCTAGTTAAGTGGGTTTTGTTTTTTGTGTGTGTGGTTCTTCAGCTGTTACAGGTGCGACCTGACCACCAGGAAACTGTATTTGATATAACTATACACGATTTTCAAGGCTGTGTCTAGGACATAAAAAAACCCACCCTGGGAAGGATGGGAAGGGGGGTACAAACCCTTTTTTTTATGGGGAAGTGTGAACTTATAAAGACACGACAATTTCAGCGCCTGAAACATTGATGACAGACTTGACTTTGACATTGTTAGCATCCACCAATTGGACATCTAACTGAACCAAGTTTCCTGAACTGTCATAGGCTGACACATGAACAATCTTTTCACCCAATCCATGGTTCAAGGTTGCGAAGGTGTTAGCTGTCAGGTTTTGTGGTGCAAAGGTACTTCTGAAGGCTGATTTCTGAACCAATACCTGACCACTGGTGACTGTCGCCATGTTTCCAGCCGCTGGGTCTGCTGTGATGGCTGCCTGGGCTCTAGCTGTGGTGAAGAATAAATTGGTTCCTTCTGTAATTTGTCCCGAATTTGCCGACAAAGACAGAACACCAGTACTTGAATTGTAAGCAAGTCCTGAAGTATCTACAGAAATACTGGCGCGACTTCTTGCATCAGTGAAGTATAGATTTCCACTCTCTGATATTTGACTCGTATTGGCATTTAATGTGTAAACACCATCAGCATAGGAAAGACCTGTCCCAGCAGAAAATTCAGCAAAGACTGAAGAAGCTGGCAAAGACAGAACACCAGTTCCTGAATTGTATGTCAACAATTGGACATCAGGTGAAGACACAGTGGCCAAAGACAAAGCGCTTCTACTTCTTGCGTCAGTGAAGTAAAGATTTCCACTCTCGGACACCATTGAAGTATCCATTGCCAAAGTGATAACACCAGTACCTGAATTGTAGGAAATACCAGACCCTGAAACACTGATAGCGTTTCTACTTCTGCTATTCGAAAAATATAAATTGCTACTTCCTTCACTGATTCCATCCGAATTGACATTCAGTGAATAGATACCATTTGAAGCGTCATAGGAAAGACCTGTCCCAGCACTGAAGAAACCACGGATTTCACCCTGGTCAGCAGTGATGGCACCTGTGGCGCTGTTGTAGTCGATACCACTGGAAGCCGAAAGGAACCCACGGACTTCAGCTGCTGAAATGTCCTGTCCTTCAATTTCTGCCCAGTCAGTAGCGTCCCCAGCAGTTCCACCATCATGGATGAAAGTCTGTGCACGGCCTGAAACATTTGTCAGGATGATGATGTCCCCTTCCTGTTTTTCATCGCCACTGGTGTAGTTTGATGAAATCCAGTTGGCCAAAGAAGTGGCAGAAGTATCCACAGACACATCTGTGATGGTCAAGGGCTTCAATTTCAGTTTAAGGTCACCGCCTTCAGTGACAAGTTCAGCATAGTTGGCACTGTCTGAAGCGATACCTACAACAGAATTAGCTTCTAGGTATGATCTAGTTACGGCATGATTATCAGCAGAAGGCGCGCTGTTCAATTGGACAGCCCCTTCAAAAATATTGGTGGGTGCAAGAAATTGCATGGTTCTAACCTCTTAGAGTGTGTTTAAAAATGGTCTGTGTTTTTCAGACCTGTTCACACTCTATCTGATATAAACCGACCCTGAAATTGCATTTACGAAAGTCACCACCAGGACATCTATAGAAGTATGTGTGATGTCTGCCAGGACCACTTCACCACTTGACAGAACCACCTGGACTTCAGGAAAGTATCCTTTATTATGTGTGATGGTTATTTGTGTGCTATTGCTGAATTGGTATTCCACAGGTGTCTGTGGAAATAGTATTGACCTTGCCATGTTGTACCCTGTATTTTTTCTATTCTTCTAGTATCAGAACCACTGTGGCTGTGGTCCCAGTAGCGACCGCCACAAAAATAGAATTGTGTTGATTTGTCCCCCGGCCCCTAGTGATTGACAGATACCCATCCCTTTTGATGAAGGCTTTGTCTACCCCTACCAGGCTTCCACCATCTGTTCCAGTGAAGGACACAAAAAGGTCCTGGTCATCTGACCCCAGTGTGATGGTGAAGGCCTTCGAAGGTAGGATGATTTCAACCCATGTCTGAACTGCTGTGACATTTTTTATAATTGGATAGGTGTCCAGGCTCTTTAAATCTAAGGACATTTATCACCGCCCCATCCAGGCTTTCCTAATCGCTTCACGGTTGGCACGGTAGAAGTCTAGGTCTTCACTTGCTCTTTTCAGAAGGTCTGTGGATTGAACTGGGGCCTGAACTGTTCCAGTGTTTGTCTTTGGTGGAAGCATGGCTGGGGGGTCCATTTGTGCCTGGACTGGTGCCTGGGGTTCCATTCCATTTTCCTGAACTGCTTCAGAACTGGCTTCAGAAGGGGCTGATTCAATCTGAAGATGTGGTCTTAGTGTGACAGGTGCCTGGGATGGGTCTGCCTTCATTGCTTGCAACCATTCAGACATAGATACTGGACTTTCCTGTCCCTTTGTCGCCTTGCTGTATTGCCATTCCACCAGTTCACGGATTTCAGGGTCCTGGAAACCCTGGTCAGCCATCAGAACCTGGCGCTGGTACCTGGTGTTAGCTGTTTCCAGTTCACCTTCAAGTTCCTGAACTCTGGAACCTAGTGTCTGAATTTTTTGAAGTTCACCAGCCTGACTGTCCAGCTGTTCCTGGTAGGCTTTGGCCTGTTCTTCTGCCTGGATGGCCCTGGAACTAAGTTTCTGTATCCTAGACTGGAAAGCCTGTTCCATGTCTGATTTCAAGACATACTCTTGACCTTCATGTGTAACTGTCTTCATTTTGTCTGTACCCCTGATTTGTGTTGTGGTTGTGTTTAATATAATCATTGAAGAAGGATATGGCTAAACCCTTATTATCCCAGTTCATTTCTTTGGGTATTTCCAGGTAGTCTTCCAGGTTCTGAAATGGAAGCCAATGGTCCCACAGGTCAAACAGTACAAGGGTCCTGGGCTGGGTTTCAGCATACTGACAGGATTCATGAACCAGTCTGATGGTGGATACCATGGAAACCTGGTACCTGGAAGCCAGCCATTCCACCCTGGCTTCCTCATGGTCCATTGGTTTTTTACAGTGTTGACATACTAGACTGGTCATAAGTATTCAGCCCTTTCCCTTCTGATTTGCGCCAGGTAGTCCCTGGCTTCCTTGCTGTCCATGTCATCATACATCATCATCACAGCCGTGACTGGGGAAATCAGACCAGCCTGAAGTTTAGCAATTATGTCTTCCCTTTGTGCCCTCATTTCTTCAGGTGACAAAGGAATGGAATGATATGAAACCCGGTATCCATCTTCAGGAAGGGAAGTTCCTAGGTATCTATTGGCCAGGATGGCTGTCTTTGCCAACAGTTCTTCATCACCCATTCTTTGACATGGGGCGTATTTGGCCTGGGCTGACCTTTGTCCAGCCTTGCTCACTGCCAGGGCAAAGCCACTTCGGGGGTCTGCTGACTGTCTTGAAATGTCTGATGGTGAAATCCCTGCTGATAGTGCCACCCTCATTTCATATTTTGATACACTTTCCAGTAAATCATTGGGGTCTGTGGCTATACCAAACTGACCGACCAGGGGCTGTCCCTGACTGTCAGGGTCCTGGCTGAAGACTAGAATACTGGAAGGGTCTGTGGATATGCTGGCACGTCTTGAAAGTTCATTTTGGTCCAGGGTGTTCAATCCTGCCAGGGTCAACCCAGCCACATACTTCTGTGACCAGCTGGCATTTCTCACCAGGTGCCCCCACATGGTAAAATAACAAGCTGCTGACAGTGACCCATAAAGTTGAGCTGAACCTGTATATGTATCCCACAGGAAACCAGTCTTTTCAGCATGGTACAGAACCACTGGAAGGAAGGGGCGCCCCTGGCTATCTCTATAGGGATAGTCAGCCCCCTGGTGGGTAGGGTGTCCCATGTAGTATTCACTTACATCCTGACCCAGGCTTCCATCCTTATTGATTAAGAACATACCAAATGAAGGATTCTGAATGTCACGGATGTCCAGGATGTCAGCCACCCATACCAGGTTTCCTTTTTCATCCTTCCTCATTCTGTATTCCTTATAGTAGACTGGAAGGTCAGGCTGGTCAGGATGGCTTTCACAATACACCATATCAGGGGTGACCATCCGATACTGTATTCCTGGAAACCTGGTGACTGATTCAGTGTGTGGGTTCACATCTATTCTGATGATGGCTTCCCTTAATCCCAGGACCATCTGTTGTGTTCTTTGCATCAATTGCCACAGCCCTGCTTTTGTGACCAGTCCTTCACGGCCCACCAACTGGTCTATATCCCCATTCATGTTGGTCACTGCTGGGGTTTCATGGTACAGGACAGCCAGTTGTCTTGTTATCTGTTCAAATACATTTGAACTCAAATCTGAAGGACCCATGGCTTCCCTTCTATCAGGTGACATATAGGCAGCCAATTCCCTTTCCAGGTCTTCTTCAAAAGCCCCCAGTATCATCCTTCTTCTAAGACCAGTGTGGTCCCATCTGTTCTGTTCTTCCTGTGTTTTTGCCATGGGTTTCATGGGTTGATTATTGTATTTCATCAGTACATCCTTATTGAAGGGGGTGGGCTGTTAAATCTGTGTTTCGAAATTATTTCTATTGTAGCATATCTAAGGGCATCTATACAGTGACCATGGGGGTCCTTGCTTCTGTCAGATTGGTTCTTCTTCATGGTCCAGCGCTGTATGGACTCTATCGTCTTTGAACATCTGGGATGAATGAAGAATTGGCGCCTTGCCATGATGGTGTGTAACATGGCAGAACCATAATAAACAGAATGTCTTTTCTTCTTTATGGTTCTGATTCTGAAGGGTAGCATGGGGACCCTCATAATGGATTCAAAGGCCCTCATCAGTAAACTGTTGGACATCTTCCCATGTCCCTGGCTATTTCCATAGTGGACATTGTCCCCGGTCCAAGTACACTGGGCTGGAAGGACATTGTTCCTGGTTAACATTTCCAGGATGGCCCTGGCATGGGATTCAGGTGGGGCCGC